CCAACAAGCGAACAGCCAAGTCCAGAACCTGATCCAGAACCAACGCCTCCGCCACCACCTACGTTTGTAGATATGGATCCGCTGAAAGGTATGCGTGAGCAGTTTGTTCCACGGAATATTTTAGGTCAGTCTTATGATCCAAAAGTCAGAGAAGACTTTGTTAAGAAAATGCAGTCGGGGGCTAATATATCTAGATACCCGACTTACGAAACGCCGACATCACCGCTTCCTCAAACTCAGTTTGGAGGGTACGGACAGCCTATGCCTATGTCGCCACTAGCGCCATATGCTGGATTAGGTGCTCCGCCAATCCCACCAACTGGTGAAGATGAGCCGTATGATGAAGACGCAAGACCAGGAGGTCCTTCGCAACCACCTAGAGGAGGCGGAGTGTTTTAATGGATGCAGTTAATCTCTCAACTTATATCTTTAAAAAGCTTCAAAAGTTTGAAGAAGGTCATATTGAGTACTTGACTGGTGGGAACATTAAAACAATGGAGGACTATAAATTCGTGATGGGTGAGTTATCGATGCTTCGCACCCTTCGCGAGGAGTTAAAAGAAGCATTGCGAACTGAAGGAGACCCCGATGAGTAATCTGTCAGCAGCAGATACTCTCGCAAAATCGTCATTAGATGACGCGTATGTGAGTAGTGAGGAACGTGTTTTAAATCCAGATCTTCTGGACAAGACACTATTAGAAAGAATGCCAAACCCTGCTGGGTGGAAGCTTCTTGTTTTACCTTATAAAGGCAAAGGCGTAACAGAAGGCGGGATTGTTCTGACAAAACAAACCTTAGACAAGGAAGGTCTAGCTACTGTTATTGCTTATGTTCTTAAAAAAGGCCCATTAGCCTACCAAGATGACGACAAATTTGGCGGCATACCTTGGTGTGAGGAAGGACAATGGGTGTTAATAGGCCGTTATGCAGGAGCCAGATTCTCTTTAGAAGATGACTCTGAAGTGCGAATTATTAATGATGATGAAGTTATTGGGACCATTTTGAATCCCGATGATATTAAGTCAGGTTGAGGTGAAACATGTCAGAACAAACGTTAAGCGAGGCCCTCGCCGACATTGATATTGATTTGGATATCAAAGACGAGGATATAGAAAGTGCAGCAATTCCGGCTGATCTGAGGGAAGCAAACGATGAGGTTCAAGATGAATCTACATACGTTGAGCTATCTGATGAAGAGCTAGACGAAATCTCTCCTATTACAGATGATGAAGTAGAAGAAGATTTTACAGCTAACGAAGCAGACCGAGAAGAAACAGAGGCTGAACGGCGCGTTAGAACCGCTCAAGAGCGGATCAATCAAGCTGTTCGACAAGCTAAAGAGTTTCAACGTAGGGAACTTCAAGCTGTCCAGTACGCTAAGCAACTGCAAGAAGAGAATAAGAAGCTTTCTGTCCAGTCAAGACAGACAAGCGTTAACTCTGCCGCTCAGAACTTGCAGATACAAGAAAGCTATTCGAAGGAATTTGAAGGCAGAATCGAAGCTCAGGCTGACGCTGCTAAACGAAACCTTCAAAAAGCTTATGAGTCTGGAGATCCTGAAGCAATGGCAGAGGCTCAACAGCTTATTGCCAGAACTGAGTCCGATCGTGCTTCTTTGTCACAATACAAGCGTGAGCTTGCAAAGTATAAAGAAGACTATAAAAAATGGGCTGAGAGTCAGGTTAACTACCAAGAACCAGAGTATCAGATTCCTGATGATTATAATCAAGAACCTGAACCGCAGTACTTAGAACCTTCTAGCAAAGCCCAGGAATGGGCTGCACAAAACGAATGGTTTGGCACAGATAGAGTCATGACTAATGTAGCTTTTGCTGTACATGACGAGCTTGTCCGATCTGGAATTGACTTAGAATCAGATGAGTACTATTCTGAAATTAATCGCAGGATTCGACAAGAACTCCCTCACAAGTTCGAGGATCAGCGATCCGCAGGAAACGACAAAAAACCCGTCCAAAGAGTTGTTTCCGGTACGCGCACAACAGGAAAAGGACGCAATCAAAACGATCGTAGGATTGAACTTTCGCCCACCGAACAACAGCTTGCAAAAAAACTCGGTGTGCCGTTCAAAGAATACGCAAAACAGAAAATGAGGTTGGAAAGATCATGAGTGAAGAGACAAAAGTAAAAGGCTCTGGAGGATCCAGCAGGATGCCCAGAAGCGCAAGTGGAAGAGATTCCACTAAAGCTCGTCAACCATGGCGACCACCTCAAATTTTAGAAACGCCTGAACCTCCTCCTGGGATGAGGTATCGGTGGCTAAGGACTCATATCCGAGGCGAAGCCGATAAAACCAACGTACACATGAGAATGCGAGAAGGCTACGAAGTAGTCAATCCTGCTGAAGTTGCTGGGTATGATTTACCTACAATTGACGAGGGATCTCACGCTGGGACTGTGGGCGTAGGCGGATTAATGCTTGCTAAAATCCCAGATGAAACGGCAGAAGAAAGGAACGCATACTTCCAAAGTCGAACTGAAAACCAAATGAATGCGGTTGACAACGACCTTATGAAGGATGAACATCCCTCTATGCCTATCTCTAACGAGAGGAAAAGTAAGGTAACATTTGGCGGCTCTAATAAATAGAGCTATTATGATTGTGTTTTAAGGAGAAAATAAATGGCGAATCAAGACGCCCCTTTTGGACTCCGCTATGTTCGCAATATTCAGGGGAACTACAATTCCTCTGGTCAGTCTCGTTATAGGATAACGACTGCTGACGCGACTAACACTACTAAGATCTATGCGGGTGACATTGTTACCCAAAATACGGCTGGTATTGTTACTCGAATTGCTCGCGCAGATGGTGGATCCGCTACTTCCGACATTATTGTCGGTGTGTTTAACGGCTGTTTCTATACAGATCCTACGACCAGCACTCCTACTTGGAGTAATTACTGGCCTGGAAATGCAGCGACCGATGCAATTGCTTTTATTTTCGACCATCCTATGGATGTGTTTGAAATTCAAGCAGACGCAGCGTTCCCTGTTGCAGATCTGTGGGGGAACTTCGATATCGTTGATAACTCTGGTACTGGTAGCACAGACTCAGGCCTCTCTTATGTAGAGCTTGATGTTACTACCGGAGCTACAACAGCGACGTTGCCATTAAAAGCCCTGGATATTTCTGGTGACCCAGATAATTCAGATGTAGGTTCAGCCAATACTAACGTGCTTGTCACCATTCAGAATCATCTGTTTGGCCAGAAGCAAGTTGGTTTAGCTTAAGGAGTTAATATATGGCTATTTCAAGAGCCCAATTAGCCAAAGAGCTAGAGCCTGGCCTCAATGCTTTATTTGGTATGGAATATGCTCGTTATGAAAACGAGCACGCAGAAATTTATGAGACAGAATCTTCTGATCGAGCATTCGAAGAAGAAGTTCTTATCGTAGGTTTCGGTGACGCAAAAGTTAAGACCGAAGGACAAGGCGTATCTTACGATAACGCTTCTGAAGGTTTTACAGCACGCTACACTCATGAGACCGTGGCCTTGGCCTTTGGTCTTACCGAAGAAGCTGTTGAAGACAATCTGTATGACCGCCTTGGCGCTCGTTATACTAAGGCTTTGGCCCGTAGTATGGCGCACACTAAGCAGGTTAAAGCAGCTAACGTTCTTAACAATGCGTTTAACACTAGCTTCGCGGGTGGTGATGGTCAGCCTTTGATCAGCACAGCACACCCTCTTGCGTATGGCGGCACTTTGGCAAATCGGGCAACTACCATGTCTGATTTGAACGAGACTTCGCTTGAAAACGCATTGATCAGCGTATCGACTTTTGTTGATGACCGAAGCATGATCTTGGCCCTTCAGGGAACCAAGTTGATTGTTCCGCCTCAGCTTCAGTTTGTAGTTGATCGTTTGCTTGATACTCCAGGACGCGTAGGTACTGCGGACAATGACATCAACGCAATCAAGAATATGGGTCTGTTACCGCAAGGTTATGCAGTCAACCACTTCTTGTCTGACAATGATGCATGGTTCTTGTTGACCGACTGCCCTGATGGGTTTAAGCACTTCGAAAGAAGCCCGATTTCAACTTCTATGGAAGGTGATTTCGACACAGGCAATGTTCGATACAAGGCTCGAGAGCGTTATAGCTTCGGGTTTAGTAACCCACGTTGTGTGTTTGGTTCGCAAGGAGCTTAATGTTTCATGTGAAACATAAGAAAAAGGTGGTCTTTTGGCCACCTTTTTTTTATTCTAAGATATAGATTCTGAGACAAAACAGCCCCAGTAACCGGCTCAGCGGACGTTACGAAGATACTTGGGCGAATCCTTTCGTAAGAGGTGACCATAATGGCGCAAACCACTTTTTCTGGACCCGTTAAATCTTTAGCTGGTTTTATTACTGCTGGCGTAAATAGCAGCGTTAGCTTGTCTTCTGACACTACGCTTACTGTAGCTGCTCATGCCGGTAAAATTATTATGTTGAACGATGCAGATGGTAAGTTTACTTTGCCTTCTATTTCTTCAGCCACTCCTAATGATCCTACTTCTCCCGATCAAGCAAACAATATCGGCGCTTCTTTCTACTTTTATGTAGAAACCGCAGCAACCGATCTTGACATCTTGACTGACGGCACTGATAAGTTTGTTGGTGCGGCTATGGTTGCTGTTGATGATGGCGCGAAGAAAGCATTTGTTCCTGCTGCATCTAACGATGTAATTACTTTAAACGGCTCTACCAAAGGCGGGATTGTTGGTAGTGTTATTAAGGTGACTGCTATCGATACTGCAACTTACCTCGTTCATGATTCTTTATTAATCGGTTCAGGAACTATTGTTACTCCTTTTGCTGACGCTTAATAAGATAACTTTAGGAGAACAACATGGCTGATGCAGTCACTTCACAAACTATTCAGGACGGTGAGCGTAAAGCCGTCCTAAAGTTTACTAATGTCAGTGATGGAACCGGCGAAACAAATGTAGTTAAAGTCGATGTTTCTTCTTTAGCTGCAAACTCGTCTGGACAAGCTTGTACTAAAGTAACTGTCGCGCAAATATGGTGGCAGTGTGTTGGTATGGGTGTTGAGCTTTTGTTTGACGCTACCGCTAACGTTTTAGTTATTGGCTTGTCTCCAGATAGTAACGGTTATCATGACTATACTCCTTTTACTGGTATTCCAAATAATGCCGGTGCTGGCGTAACAGGAGACATTTTGTTTACAACTATCGGTGCAAGCGCAAATGACACTTATACTGTTATTCTTGAATTGATAAAGGAATATTAATGACAACCTCTGGGACTAGAGATTTTGAGCCAGATGTAGCGGAGTATATCGAGGAAGCATTTGAAAGATGTGGACTTGAATTTCGCACAGGTTATGACGGGATTACCGCAAGGCGATCCCTCAACCTGCTTTTGGCTGATTGGGCAAATCGTGGATTAAATCAATGGACTATTGAGAATAGCACGACAACCCTGACCCAGGGCGCAGAATCTATCGACTTAACACCAACAACAATAGACGTATTGGATGTTGTCATTAGAAGAACTGAGGGTGGAAGCACCACAGATATTCAAATGGCTCAAGTTAGTCGATCTGCATATTGGAATATTCCGAGTAAAGACACCCAATCTAGACCTACCCAATGGTTTTTAGACAAACAGATAACGCCAAAGCTGTATATTTGGCCTGCTTCGGAAAACAATACTGATCAACTTTTGATCAATAGGTTGATAAGAATCGAAGACGCAGATGCTAGTGCTAATACCATGGATATGCCGTTTAGGTTTTATCCATGTTTAGCGGCAGGTCTTGCATATTATATAGCTCTTAAGAAAGCACCTGACAGAGTAGAAATGCTTAAGTCTTTTTACGAAGAGGAGTTTTCTAGAGCGGCAGATCAAGATGAAAGTAGAGCATCTTTGTTTGTAGCTCCTAGCTTAAGAAGTTATAGGAGAGCCTAATGGCTTATGCTTCTGGGAAGTATGCCATTGCGATATGTGATCGATGCGGATTTAGGTATAAGTATGCCCAACTTCGCAGAGAATGGACTGGCTTTAGGGTTTGTAGTGAGTGCTATGAGCCTAAAGAGCCTCAATTAGAGCCGCTTCCTCATGTCTCTGATGCAGAAGCTTTACGAAATCCAAGACCAGAAACTGGTCTTATTGTAGGCTTTGGTGTTGTAAGAACGATAGATCCTAACCAAATGATTACTCCTACTGGAGACTCAATTGGCTCAGAGTTTGAAGGGTCTGAAGGAACTGGAGAAGTTGGTACAGTAACAGTGGTGGCCTCATGAGCTTTACATATGCAAGTTTGAAAAGCGCAGTACAAAACTACTGTGAGACTTCAGAGTCAACGTTTGTAAGTGATCTTCCTGTTTTTATTCAGGAAGCAGAAGAGCGTATATTAAAGAATGTACAGCTTCCTGTGTTTCGAAAGAACGTTACAGGAACTTCTTCAATAAACAATACTTATGTCTCTACGCCTACTGACTTTCTAGCTCCATATAGTCTCGCTGTTGTTTCTGGAAACGTGTATACATATTTGCTTTTTAAGCACGTTTCTTTCATAAGAGACTATACGCCTAATCCTGCAACAACTGGGCTTCCGAAATACTACGCTTTATTTGACGATACAACGTTTATTGTTGCGCCGACTCCAGATCAAAGCTACGAGTTTGAGCTTCATTACAAGTACAGACCCGTATCATTGACGGCTGGTTCTGAATCAGGAACAACATGGCTATCAACAAACGCTCCAGATGCAATGCTTTATGGGACTTTGGTTGAAGCAGCTACGTTCTTGAAAGTGCCTGAAGAAGTTGGACAATATGAGCAAAGGTTTCAAATGGCTCTAGAAGGACTGCAAAAGATTGGCGCAGGTTATGGGTCTAGGGATGAATATAGATATGATATTGCAAGGGGATAACATTGTTTAGCGTAGAAGTCTCAGCGACTCCAGGTTCTGTAAATGTTCAGACGACAGAAGGTCGCGGAATGAACTCAGAAGAGATTGCAGCAAATGCAGTCACCAAAATAATTAGTATCAGTGATACTGCTGATCCAATTATTAAAGCCCAAGCAGAAGCTTTTAGAGAGCGTATGTATTGGGTTATCGTTGCTGCATGCGATCAATCTATAAAGAGTGACAGAACTACGTTGTTTAACTTATTTAAAACAAACGGCCATGGCGATATGGCTGAAATATTGAGGACTTTATAATGGCTATTGATCAGGCAATGTGTACGTCTTTTAAGCAAGAAATCTTGCAAGGCATTCATAACTTTACTAGCGGATCTGGTGGTGGAACAACGACCACAACTGGTTCTGGCAATACTTTTAAGATTGCTCTTTACACTTCTAGCGCAAGTTTAGGTGCGGGAACAACTGCTTATACAACAAGCAATGAAGTTTCTGGAACGGGATACACGGCAGCGGGAAATACATTAACTAATGTTACCCCTACCACATCTTCAACTACCGCCCTTACAGACTTTGCAGACACAACGTGGTCGAGCAGCACCATTACGGCGAGAGGAGCACTAATTTATAACTCTTCAACGACTGCCGGATCTGCTAATAGAGCAGTAGTTGTTCTTGACTTTGGTGCCGATAAAACTTCAACAAGCGGAGATTTTACTGTTCAGTTTCCTGCTGCTGGAGCAAGCACTGCAATTATAAGAATCGCTTAGGATTAGCATGTGGCCGATGTCACCGTTGCATTTGAAGGATGGAATAGCTCAACCCATGGCTGGGGCGAAGGCCCTTGGGGTGAAGGTGTTGCAGTACCTGGAGCAACAGGCGCAGTCGGTTCAGTTACAGTTTCCGCAGATGCAAACGTTACTGTCACGGGTATCGCTGCAACAGGTTCGGTTGGAACCGCTACAGTCTCTGCTGATGCGAATGTGTCAGTCACTGGCGTTTCCGCAACAGGGTCTGTTGGGTCGGTTACGGTATCGGCTGACGCAAATGTGGCAGTTACAGGTGTTTCTGCGACCGGAGCGGTCGGAAGTGTCACTGTTACAGCAGATTCAATCACGACTGTTACAGGCGTTTCTGCCACCGGATCGGTTGGAACGGTTACGGTATCGGCTGATGCGATTGTCTCTGTATCGGGCGTTGCCGGAACAGGAGCAGTTGGCTCAGTTACAGTTTCAATCGACGCGCTGGTTACTCCTACAGGCGTTTCAGCGACAGGCTCAGTTGGCACGGCTACGGTTAGCGCAGATGCTACAGTCGATGCAACGGGATCTAGCGGAACAGGCTCCGTTGGAAGCGTTACAATTGAAGCAGGTGCATTGGTTACGCCAACAGGAATCGCAGCCACAGGATCTGTCGGAACTGTTACCACGCAAACGAGTAATATCTTCCCAGTTACGGGCGTTTCTGCGACAGGTCAGGTCGGGACTGTTAGCTTTGTTGGTAATGTCGTTGTTGAACCTTCTGGAGTTAGTGCTCAAGGTGAAGCAGGGCAAGTTTTGGTCTGGGGTATTATCATTCCTGGACAAGATGCAAATTGGCAAGCGATTGATGAAAGTCAATCACCAAACTGGCAAAATATTGACGAAAGCCAAACACCAAATTGGCAAGAGGTAGCATAAAATGGCAACGTATGTAAATGACCTTCGATTAAAAGAAATCGCCACAGGCGACGAATCGGGAACGTGGGGAACTTCCACAAATACTAACCTTGAATTGATTGGGGAAGCGTTAGGTTACGGTACTCAGGAAGTATTTAGTTCTGATGCTGACGCGACAACCACGATTGCCGATGGAGCTTCAGACCCTGCTCGAGCAATGTACTTTAAGATTACTTCTGCGGGAAGCTTGACCGCGACAAGAACCTGTACGATTGCACCTAATACTGTAAGCCGCGTGATGTTTATCGAGAACGCCACTTCTGGCTCTCAGTCAATCAACATCAGCCAAGGCTCTGGCGCGAACGTTACGATTGCCACGGGTAAGACAGCGGTTGTGTATTTAGACGGCGCGGGTTCTGGTGCCGCAGTGGTTGACGCAATGGCGCTTGTTGATCCCGGTGTGACCGATACGCTGGCTGAGGTGTTGGTTGCGGGTAATGTCACCGGAGGGACAGACCTTTCGATCTCTATAGGCGACGA